TCAGAAACAGAGCCTTCTGGTGCGTTTAGCAAGCCATTAACAATGTCGCCAAGACTGTAACCAGTTAAGTTGCTAGAGATTGTGTTAACAAGGCTCAATGTTGGGTTTGTAAGCCCAAGCAAAGCGTTAACTGTTAAAGGTGTATTGTCTGAGGCAATGCCAAGCCCTGCGGCTAATACGTTCCCTGCTGGCCCTGCCGCCAACATTGCTATCTTTGTACCCAAGTTAATAACATCTGCTTCTGTACGAATATCGGCAGCAGAGCCAATTAGGTTTAGCGCAATAGCTGTTTTAACTAGGTCTGAATTACCCGCTAAAGCAGCTATCGGTGCTACTGTACTTGCAACATTGGCTACATCAGTTCCAGTTACATTAGTCCCAAACAAGCCCCTGTTTGTTGTGTCTGTGGTTACATCGCCAGTTCTAGTAAAGTCATTGTTATATACAAGAGTATTGTCAATGGCTGTGTTTCCAGTAATCTTGCCTGTATCTACATTGTTAATCTTAATAACCCCAGAATCTATGCTTGCTGCTGCATCTGTATTCTTAACTGGTGTCATTGGTGTAGGCAGAACTCTTGGTAGTGCCTGTAGCAATGAGCCATAAGCAATTCTAGGTTGGTCAGGCAACTGCGTACCAATCATGTCTAACAATGAAGTGGTAGGCGCAAACTGAGTCTGTGGACGATACTGGCTCTGTATGCCAGAAACAATGTCCTCATAAGTAGCACTCTGAGGATTGTTTCCACCAACTAAACTAACCAGTTCTTGATAGTTCATTCTTGTCTCACTTAGAAATCATGCTTAACACATTGTTCAATGACGGAGTGTTAGTTGTTGCAGTTGGGAATAAACCTGCTATCTGTGGACGAGAAGTAATGTAATCAATGTCAGCAGCAGATGCACCATAGTTACGCAAATCATTTCTAGTAACGCCTTTGAGCATATTAGCTACATCACCATAGTTACCAGATGCTTCGGCAGCAGTCCAAGCGTCCATCAATCCAGTAGGCATTGCGTTAATAGGAGGCGGTCTATATGTTGGGCTTACATTTGCACCTTGAATCATATTGACAATGTTAGAAGTGGTTGGACGTTTCGCCACAAATTCACCTGCTAAACGCTTAGATTCTGCAAATGATGGAAATAACTCACGCATCTGACCTGCTGTTATTACTGGATTTACTGGTGTTCCAGTTATAGGAACTACAGTTTTTGGAACTACAGTTTTTGGAATTACAGTTGTTGGAGTTATTGTTCCAGTTCCAGTAGGAGTCACATACTGATTAAAAATATCAGTAATTGCCGTGTTATTAGTACCGACAACATTACCTGTTTTAGCAGTGTTATATCTACCAGCTACGCTCTCATAACTTACACCAGTAGCACGAGCAACATCGTTAGGACTAAAACCTAATCTATCCATCTCAGCAGCTAACTGAACATCATTTAAACCACGATTATTGGCAATAAAATCAAAGATGTTTTTGTCAATCTGCGCTTGGGTCATGTTGTTGTTTAGACCATAAGTCAGACCAACAGACGCAGGAATATTCTCAGGCGCAATGTATCTACCTGCGCCTTCGTCAGCAATGTTATAACGAGTCTGAACACCAGCCAAAGGAACACCAGTAGCAGAGGCTACATCCTCTGCGCTAACTCCAAGTCTATCCATCTCTGCTCGTAGTTGAACATCGTTTAAGCCACGATTCTGATTCACATAGTCAAAGATGTTTTTATAGTATTGCTCTTGGCTCATGCCATTGTTTAAAGCATACGTTAGTGCTGCTGATGCCATGTTTAACCCCTAATTTCTACGTTGGATGTAATGCCAGCACCAATCTTCATTGCTTTCAATTGTGCTTCTGCTTCAAACTCTTGTTGCTTCATAGCAAAGTAAGCCTGTTGTTTCTCACGCTCTAATTGCAACTTAGCAGCTTCTTTCTCACGCATCATCTGCATTTCAAGAACAGCCTTTTGTTGTGCCATCTCCATGTCAATCTGTTGTTGCTGTTGCTTCAACTGAATGTCAGCTTGTGCCTTGGCTTGGTTAGCTTGTATCTCAGCTTGAGTCCTAGCCATGATTGCTTGCACTTCTGGAGGCATCTGCTGTTGTTGCGGAGGAGGATTAGAGAGCATCTGGTCTTGCTCTGGCGTAATCGCTTTGTAGAACTCAGCACTATCTTTAAAGCCAGCAATCTCAACCATGCGTCCTAATGTTCCACGATACTGAGCAGGTGAAACGTAAGGATTAGCAGGGCCGTACTGAGCAATCAACTGCTCTTGTTTAGCAAGAACCATCGACAACATAGCCATCTGCTCTTGACGATTCCCTGCGCCTAAACCTACGTTGATAGAAACATCGTATTGGTTAGCCCATGTTCTAGGGTCAAACTCTACGAACTCACCACGCATACGAACCATACGAGCCTTGTCCTGATACTTACAGAGCAAGTGCAAGATGCCTTGGAACAAAGACTTAACACCTGTCTCAGCAAAGATTCGAGCCATCAGTTCAATCTTACCTGCGCCAGCTTGTTGCATTGAAGCAACCGCAGCAGCAGTCACGTTCTGCAAGATAGATGGGTCTAACCCCTGTGTAGCATCAGACACACCAGTACGCTTAGACTGTACTGTGTCCAAATACTGAAGCATTGGGAAAGCCTGATTAGCCACGTTCTGAACAACTAACTGTTGAACAGCACCTTGTGACTTGGCACGAATAACACCACCAGCAGTAGATGTAAGCAAGTCATCAAGGTTTACTTGACCTTCCACAGCAACCACACGAGCATTGTTTGTCAGATATAAGTTATCCAACATCTGACGAGTGATAGTGGTCTTGATTAACTGTAGGTCAACTGTTCTGTCAGCTAGTGAGTTACCAAAGAACTTGTGTGGAATTGGTATAGGACAGATTGAGTGGAAAGGAACATAGTCCACTTCCTCAACCATCTCCTTACCATCCTCATCTTGCAGAATCTCATTAGAAGCGTAAAAGACTTGAGTCAGAGCAGCAATGCCCTTTCCGTTCATATCAGTTTTGACATAGCACTCAAAGACTTCAATCTCTTGCATTGATGGGTCATCTGTCTGCGTTTGGTAAGGCTGCTCACCTGCTGCATAACGAGCCACACGCTCTGGTGTGTACGCTAGTGCATCACCCATCTGCAAGCCTTCAACTTGCTTTTTATTAAAGCCCATAGCATACAAATCACTACGAGTTAACATCTGACGATGGGCTACAAAAGGTGAATCAGCAATAGTTCTAGCCTTTTTGCTAATCAAGAACTCCTCTGGAGGAACATTCTCAATCGTTACCTTGCCTGACTTTTTCTTTTGTTGCACTACAACATTGTGTGTAGCACTCATCACAGGCATACCCATAGGGTCTATAACTGGCTGACCCATCGGGTCAATAATTGGGAACTCTGTCGTATCTTGCTCGACAATCTCCATAGTCTCATCACTCATCAGCATTGCTAACTCATCGTTAGACAAGTCAAAGTAACGCTCTTTAGTAATGTCTTCTTTATTTTCCCAATATGCTTTAACAATGCCGTTCTTTTGCATCAAGGCATCTTTGAACCAATCATGCAGAATGGCTACACCAGCGTTATCCCTGTTGAACACCCAATTGCAGTAGTCAGTCGCTTGCTTGGCAGAGGCTTCATCCCTTGGGCCTTGTGGCTCAAAGACTACGATATTGTCTGAGCCTGTAAAGATACGGACTAAGCTAGGTAGCGCACCATCTATCGCTTCTGCCACTTCTCCAGTAACGATTTGAGACTTACCCTCAACTTCATTACCATATGGCTGTCGTAGATAAGCCTCCAAAGCCTGTTTGCGCTGCTCAACAGTTTCGCTTTCAATAAAGCCAATTGCATCATCAATTTCTGACTGTAGTATTGACTTCAGTTCGTTCTGTTCCATGTTTGTCCTTTGGAGGGCGACCCATTCGGGGTTTATCCAATTGTAACTCTTTTACCATATTTTCAAGCATTTCGATACGCTTTTCAAGTTCTTTTACTTTAGGTGCTAAATTTACACCCTGCATTGTTATATACATCAGACAATCCATTTCGGAGTTTGGTTAATCGGCTTAGACCAAGTTGAATGACCTTCATCTATTCCAAGGGCTAAGTAACGGAACGAATCAGAGCCATGACTTGACCAATCGTGTAGTGGTCTTTCATAGAATATCTTACGCTTCTCATCGTAGTCTCTGCGATAGTTTCTCAAGCAATTTAGTCCTGTTTGCACCTTTGGCACATTAAACCAACACCTTGGCAATAACCTTCTTACCGCTTGGATGCCATCATCTAGTCCCATTCTGGGAGCAATCTTTACCTCTAGTCCTGATTCCTCAAGCATTTCCATTCTGCTTTTACCTGTCCCAAGTTCCCTGACCCTAACGTCATGGGGCAAAATATGCTCTGCTTTGAGATAGTCGTTGTCCTTAATCCACTTAACGTAGTGGTCTAAGCCTACTCCGTGATTCTCGTAGTAGTCAATTAGTCGCACCTCAGTACCCACTAACTGAGCCACCCAGATAGACGTAGAGTCACCCATTCCCAAGTCCCAAGCAGTAAATGTTCTGCTGATTTCCTCTCTTGGAATCTCTTGCATGTGCTTCTTGTCTTCTAGTTCGTTTAGGATTTGCCCATAGTAAGAACCCTCAACTGCTGCATCGAATGAACACTCAAACTCTTGGCGGTATTTATCCTCACCCATCTCACTCTTAGCAGCCTTCAGTTCTACCTCATCCACTACCCCTGTCTCTGAGGCTTTGAACTCTAGCAATCCCCATCCATCCTCTTTCTCAGCCCTGTCTCTCAGTTCTTTGAAGTGGTTGTGTCCTTTAGGCGTACCAATAAAGAGACACCAGCCTTTTCTGTCAGCTAGTGCAGGTCTAACAATGTCTGTCCATATCTTAGGATTCTGGTCACCAATCTCGTCTAAGATTACCCCATCAAAGTATTGACCACGGAGTGTTTCTGGATTGTCTGAGCCAAACAACTGGATGCGTCTGCCCCAGAAGTCCACCCTTAGTTCTGAAATATTGCTAGTGCCACCCAGAGGCTCTGCATACTTCACAAGGTAGTCCCATGCCACCCTCTTAGCTTGTCCGTATGTAGGGGCTATATAGGCGTATCTAGGGGCTTCCTTTTGGTTGAGCAAAGCATCCTTAATTAAGTGGTTAATCGCAGAGACTGTCTTACCCATGCGCCTATGAGCAACAACAACGCCAAAACGCTTACTGTCCATCAGTTCATGGATAGCAAGCTGTTGTTCTCTGGGTTTGTAAGCTATCTCGATTACTTCTGCCATTGGACGCTTATCTGAATGTCTTTACCTTCTTCTCCAGTTACTTGGAGTGGTAAGACCTTACCGATTAGTCCCATGAAAGCCTGTGGGTGTGTCTCTGCCTTCTC